AACCCAATGTATTTTAATATGGTACTCGGTGGGGGAATCGAACCCCTCCTTACTGCCGTGAAAGGGCAGTGTCCTAACCGATAGACGAACCGAGCATATTGATGCAAAATTTTTAAAGAACAGTTGAATCGATTTCTCAATTCATGGATGAATTATAACAGAACTGGTAGACCTGTCAACCAGACTGTTGTTTTAATACAACACATTTGGAATAGGTGACAGGAATCGAACCTGCATAAAGCGGATTTGCAATCCGCCCCCTAACCTTTCGGGTCACACCTATACAATTGGCATCTCGCTACGGAATCGAACCGCAACCAAGAGTTTTGGAGACTCTTGTGCTACCACTACACCAGCGAGAAACAAATTGGCGGAAGCGGTGAGATTCGAACTCACGGTACCTTTCGATACGCTGGTTTTCAAGACCAGAGCCATAGACCACTCGACCACACTTCCAAACAAAAAACCTCAAGATTTTTTAGGTCTTGAGGTCTTGTGTTTAGAGTTTGATAGAACTTTTTAGTTACTTTTCCTTAACACAAAACCTGGTCGACCATGATTCATCACAATTGTGATAAATGGAGTTTGTCGGTAATGTGTTATTAAATTTTGTCATAGTGTTATTATATAGGAACTTTTGTTAATTGGCAAGCCCTTAGACCAGCCAACCGATGGGTTTATTATCAATAGGTTGTGCTGGGTTTTTAAATCCATCAAATACTTCCCAAAGAGTTTCCATAATTGCAAACTTCGTTACTAATCCAATCTCACGACCATGAGCATCTATTTCCCATGGATGAATCCAGTAATCAATTTCATCTGAGTTTATTTTTCTACCAAGCCAATGTGATAAGTCATCATTAGTTTCATTGTAGATATGTTGTTTGACATGCACCATTTCATGTGCAATCGTTTCTATGATAGTTCTAGCACCAATACCAGGATGAATCTCAATCAGAAATTCTCTTGGTTGATTTCTGGTATTATATTCTTCAACCAGACAGGAACCATAATCTTTTATTTTATCATCAAACTTTATCTTAACAAAACAATTATTTCTAATTTTTTTACTAACAATTAGTTCTTTGGCAAAAAAATGGACAGCCCGTTCTACATAAGGCTTAAAATCTTCATCAGAACAATTATAGATTCTCAACTTCATAGGAACTCCTAGAGATGACCAACCTTATTTATGAAATTAAATTTGCCAAATAATTAATCCTGCTTTGGCAAGGAAGTCCACTCCATCATTGTTACGATAGCTATTACGATAGTACACAGAAGAAATACCACTTTGAAAAACCAACTTGGCGCAATCAAGACAAGGAGCATGAGTAACGAACAATACAGAACCACTTCCAGATCCATCAAATTTCGCCAGTTTAGCGATAGCATTAGTTTCCGCATGTAACACCTCAGGTTTAGTCACGGTGACATAATCACCATCATTGTTTATCTTGATATCTTCACAATTATTATCCCATCCAGACGGTGTTCCGTTGTATCCAATAGAGATAATACGTTCATCTTTGACTATGATAGCACCAACATGGAGACGGGTTGCGGTAGAACATTCCGCAAAGACCTCTGCGGTCTTCATGTAGGCTTCAATATGCTTATGTTTCATAATATGAAATATTACTTAATATATTCCAATGAATCTTTACGCATCTTGTATAATTGTTGTGTCAGGTCTTGTCTAGGTTCAAATTTACAAACCGAAATGAAATCAACACCATCGATATCTTCTGTACCCCAATGTTTGAAGGTATAGAAAATCTCTTGCGATGATTTCACACGCACTTTTATAGGATTGGAATGTTGGAGTTCTTTGTTTCGATATTTCATCATATAACCATTATACTAAAAAGAAAGGGCTCTGTCAAGAGCCCCTTTGTTATTTACCTTTTTCTTGGAATCTTTCGGGAAAGTTTAACCTTTCCCATTCTTCGTCTGATACTGGCCACCAGTTATTCATCTTTAGACACCAAAGGAATTTTCTTAATAAGGTCTTGAGCTTTGACCATGTTAGACAACCAGATTTTTAACATACCGTTGGCCAACTCAGCGTTTTCAATTTCAATCTTATCAGCAATCTTGAATTCATGATTGAAACCACGATTAGCAATACCTTTGAAGAGGTATTGTGAAGTGTCTGTTTCATCTTCTTTGGCAGCGCCTTTAACGACCAACTTGTTACCTTCTAGGGTAACTTCAATATCAGTCTTAGCAAAACCGGCAACTGCCATTTCAATGACGTACTTGTTTTCTTTTACTTGTTTAATATTGTATGGTGGATATGCAACTGCTTTTTTTGCTGTTTTGGACAGGTCTTCAAATTGCTTGAAAACTTCATCGAAACCAATCATAAAAGGGTCGAACTTGTGGAAATCCATTGAAGGAAATAATTGAGTCATGCTTTTTCTCCTGTTAAAGCGAGTTTAAGAAATTGCGGCCTCAAAGAGCACCGCACCATAATTATACTATTATTTATACTACCTGTCAAGTATTTTGTGGTTTTTTACCAATATTGTACTTGGGGGTTAATTGCCATTCAGCCTTCTCTTTATGAGAAAGAATCTTTACCTGTGATAGAAAGATAGGTGGTGGTGTTTCAGTTTGTGTTTTATTCACAATCTTAATCAGGCCCCAATCTTCCAATAGATTTGTAATAGCATTTCTACGAGAAAGGTCATTCTCGGTAATGTCTGTTGGCTTGCCGTCTAAGGCAAATAGTTCTTTGAAATGTACTATGTAATATTGTCCACGCTTATGGAGAATATGGCAAGATTGAAATAGTGTTTTATCTTTCTTAGATGCTACACCAATCCGTGTTAGTGTTTCACGGACTTTTAGAAAATCATCTTGTTCTTGTAATGTTACTTCTACCAAATCCTTAACATCAATCATATCACCCGCCTTTATCTGTTTTTCTTTTTATTTCAGCGATTTGTTCATTAGTAAGAATACGCAAGGCTTCTTTAGCCTTTTGATTGGAGTAACCAAAATATGTTTTAATGCAATCAATATTCTCATCGTTCTTGGACTTCTGCCACGGAGCGAACTTTCGTTTCATAGGTCTAATACTATTTAGAAGATACTGGTATTGCATGTCTTTGTCCGTAGATGGCCAAAGATTCATCTCATTGGCATACAACACACAATCAATGTGGTATGATAGAGAACGATTGACTATGAAAGGCGCATAGTCCTTGAAGTCAAGTTCATCATCTGGTTTCTTGGTGTGAAGAACCAGATTTACAAAGTCGAATGGTGTCATTTGAATTCACATTCAACCATAATTTCTGTGAGACAGGCAATCAGATTAATTTCGTGGTCAGCCACAAATGCTGCCTGATATTGATACTTGGCAAGAATAAGAACCAATTGAGGTACAGAATTGGCTTTCAATAGTTCATATAGACCATCATATAATTTACGGAAGATGCGTGTGGGATCATTATCCAAGTTCATCGTGACCCATTTACGAGCACCAGCAAAGTCTTTATCTTTGAGTGATTTGGTTAACTCACCAAGTTGAATATCTGAAACTGAGGCAAGAATACCTTTGTCAATGTTGCCAGATATACCATATCGTTGTAACTCATTAAGAATACGGCGATTATCAGGGAAATGTTTAGTAACAACGGCGACAATAACTTCTTTGTCATACGTGATATTCTCTTCTTTCAATATCCATTCTACACGTTTAAAGAATTGTGTGGCCATCTTGGCTTTAGAACCATTTGGCTTAACATCAATTACAGTACAACGGGAATGAATAGGATCGATAATCCGATTCTTAAAGTTACAGGTGAATATAAAAGAACAATTAGATGCAAATTCTTCAATACCTGCACGTAGTATGGCCTGTGCATTAGGCGTTAGATAGTCTGCTTCATCTAGTATGATAACCTTACGACCACCAGTCAAGGACATTGATGAAGCATAGTTTTTGATTTTAACACGAATGGTATCTACACCATTCTCATCAGAACCGTTAATGACAATGTAATCACAACCTACCTCTTCACACATAGCACGAGCAACAGTAGTCTTACCGACACCTGCTGAACCTGCTAGAAGCAAATTTGGAATCTCTTTACGATTTACAAATTCCTGAAAGGTTGCCTTGAGAGCCTCAGGAAGAATACAATCTTCAATAGTTTTAGGGCGATACTTTTCCACCCATAACATGTGTTCTGACATTCAAATTCTCCATAATATAATTAATTTTCATCATGCCATTTAAAGCCAAGAAGATGCTTGGCCATAAACCTGATGACGGCATTTGGTTTAGTGGGTCTATACACAAACATAGATTCTGACAGTTCCCACTTACCAACATTTTTTGCAAAAGGTTTTATAACAATTGAGCTGGTTACAGGTTGAGACCAACTGGTGATACCTGCACCACCAATCAAAACACTACCACTAGTTGCAAGTGTATTAGTGTTCCATTGTCTCTTTCGCCATTCAACAATCCATTCTTCAGTTGAGGTAAAATCTAAGTCTAACAGAGTTTGTTCTGTTAGAGGATAGAAGAATGATATCTCAAGTTGTTGCATTATTTTGTTTGACGATAAACAAATTTAGTATCACTAATACCAGTACCATTTTTAAGTTCTTCAATACGGTGTTGTAATACGCCTATAGCTGTATTATAATTGCCTGTACCTTCTGTTATTGGTTTGTAATAATATCGGCTAAGTGTTTCTACTTCAGTCTCTAATACAGCAATGTATTGTTCACGGGTAATATCAAATATTTGCATCACTTCACCTCAACCATACTTTCATATAATGCTTCAAATTCTTTTGATTCAGCCACTTCAGTCTGAAAAGAATTCTTATGTTGTGTCTTTGCCATACGCTTGAGAATCTTTTTAGGTACTTTCAATTCGTCATGTGCAATATCAACAATATCTTTGATGGCAGCATTGTTGCCATCGTTCTTATGCATATGAAGTACAACCTCATCAACATAACCCTTGAGTTTCTTTAATGCTTCATCATCATAAGAACCAAATAATGTATTTACTTTAGTCATATTAAATACCGTTGTTTACATCTGCTACGATAGAATAATCTTCTTCTTCACAAACAATACTTCCATTTACAAGATTCACACCAGTTTTACCTGCATGTTCGCCTTCTGGAATTTTAAATATAGCAACTACATGTTTGCCATTGATAGCAACACGATTCTTGGTAACAGCGTCAGTTACATAAAACATATTATTCTCCAAATTTAGATTCTTTGGCTTCGATTGCAATCCAATACTGCAAGTCGCCTTTTTCATTTACAAATGATGCTAGACCTTTTGATGATACTTGAACATCATATGTACCAGGAATCATCTTAAAGTTTTCAACTAGAAAGACAGCTTTATATACTTTATCGTTATCGGTTGTACCGATTTCAATTGTATTTGTGTGTGCTGAGTCATCTTTTGCATTGAAACATGTTACAGAGATTTTAGAACCATCAGATTCAAAAGCAATGTTAGGTGAACCTAAGACAGCAGCATTCTTCAACGCCTGTGCCAAATCTTCATCTTTTAATTTAAATGAACCATCAACAGATGGCAAAGTCAATTCTTTTTCTGGTGCCGAAACAATCATAGTCTTGGCAGTCATGCGATACTTGGTCTTAGAACGACCAGATTTAAAGACTACATTATTGGAATCAAAATCCAATTCTGTGTCTTTACCCAAAGAATGTACCGATAAAAACTGATTCAAATCATAGATACAAAAATCTTGTGGAAAGTCATCAGTCAAAGTTGCCTTGGCAAGGACAGTCTTTGTAGACGAGATGGTGGCAATCTTATTGCCTGTTTTGAACTCAATACCAGAATTAATTCCAGCAAAGTTCTTTAACACATTAAGTGTTTCGTTAGATAGTTTCATTCACT